CTGACATTCAGACCGCAACGACCGAGGAACTTTGCCAGTTGTTCGACCTTACTGCTGTGCGGATCGGTCAACTTGGCAAGGATGGCATCATCCACAAAATCGCATTGAACAAATTCGACCTGTGGAAATCGATCAAGGGCTACATCGGATTTCTGCAAAAGAGCAAAGTCGATGGTGCGCGGAACATCGAGCGGTCAGAAACGGTCGGTGATGCTCATGAATTGGAGGAACTGGTGCGGCAGGTCAAGGCGGCCCGGACATACAATGACGCTCGGACGCTCAAGGTGCAGATCGATGCGCTGCGTTCTGGCTATGCGTTGGAGGTCGAGCAGAATCGGTATTGCAGTCTGGCGCATATCGAGGATGGCATGGATGCGATTGCGTCTGTCGTCCGAAATGCGATTAAGCGGATGGAGGCAGATCTGCCACCGATGCTGGAGGGATTAGATGCAGCCGGTATGAAACGCACGATTGCCGAGAAGTCGGCGCAGGTGATCCAGATAATTTATGACGAAGGTGAACGACTCAAGTCGCCAATCACAGGCGACAGTGCAGCGGATTAAGTTGGCGTTTTTCCGCAACTTTCGCCCACCATCTGATCTCTCTCCTAGTGAGTGGGCATCGAATCGCGTGGTGATCATGGATGGTCTGACCCCTCGGTATCATGTGGCGAATGCGCCATGGCAACGCGAACCGCTCGATGTGGTATCTGCGCCTGATGTGAAGGAGGTCGTTTATCTGGCACCGATTGGAACTGGCAAGACGACATTCATGGAGGCAGGGTTATGTTACATCATCAGCGAAGATCCCGGGCCGACATTGTTGGTGGGACAGACCGATGATGATTTGAAGGACTGGGCTGAGACTCGGATGGATTATGCCGTGCAGAACACCTCCGAGGTTGCCGTTTTATTGCCGAAAGACCGGCACAAGAAACGCAAAATGGAGATACTTTTTCCGTCAATGTCGTTGTTCCTGACTGGCGCGAATCTATCCGGCCTGCAATCGAAGTCGATGCGCCGGGTGTTCTGTGACGAGGCATGGCAATACCGAGCCGGTATGTTGAATGAGGCCCGAGGTCGATTGCATGACAGGTGGAATCGGCAATTTTTCATCCTGTCGCAGGCGGGTGCCAAAGGTGATGACCTCGACAAGGCATGGGGCAATACTGATCGGCGTGAATTTAGTTTCGACTGTCCATCCTGCGGGACGGTTCAGCCATGGACATGGGCGAATGTCACATATTCGGACGATGAGTCGCTCGATGCGTTGACCCGGGCGCAGCCCGCGGTGCTGCGGTGCCAGAATGCTGACTGCGATTGGAAGTGTCCAGATTCGCCGCAACCTCGCAGGGCATTGGCAGAAGGTGGTCGATATGTTCCAAGCGGATCAGGTCTGCCGGGGCATGTCGGGTTTCATTACAATGTGCTGTGCAACTGGCGAAAACCGCTTTGGGAGGTCGTGCTGCTCTGGCTTGAGGCCAAGGCAGCGATGAAGGTTGGCAACATCGACCCACTCCGGCAGTTCATTCAGAAACGCCTGGCTGAGGCATGGGAGGAAGATCTGTCAGATAATCGGGTGGAATTGGTTGGGAATGGATATTTGACTGGGGAATTTACTGCCGGTCAGAAAATCGAGGACGAGGCACAACGATTCCTTACGGTGGACAAACAGCGAGATCACTTTTGGGCTGGTATCCGGGCATGGACGGCAAGCGGAAAAAGCGCACAGCTCTGGTATGGGCGACTTGAGACATTTGATGCCGTGCATGATGTGGCGATCCGTTATGGCATCCGACCGCAATGCGTCTTTGTCGATGCCCAGTATGACACCGATCAGGTTTATTCGGCCTGCGCCCGGATGAACTGGACGGCGCTGCATGGGTCTGGTCAGAAATCGTTTGCGTTTAAAAAGCAGAACGGTGATATTACCCACCGACCATTTACCCGGTTCCAAGACGCAACCGCATCGAGTGGTGGCAAGGCTCGGTATGCTCACTGGGCATCGGATCGGATCAAGGACATCCTGCATGCTCACCGGATCGGCAAGGCAGGATCATGGGATATCCCGGATGACGCATCCACAGACTTCTTAAAGCAGATTGATTCCGAGATGAAACGCGAGGTGACGAACAGCAAAACCAAGCAGGTCGAGTATCGTTGGGTTAGGACTCGGAACAACAACCACGCATGGGATGTTGAGTCCATGCAGATTGTGGCTGCGTTGATGTTGAAACTGATCCCCGGTTTTGATGTTTGACATTTCGGCACAATAGATGGCGGCGAATCCTAAAGATGTTGCGAAAAATTTATTTTATTACGCGCAGGGCAACCCCCAGCGGATCGCATCAATTCGTTCAGCATTCGACGCATCGGTCGCCGGTGCATTGACAAAGGGTGGTTTGGATTCAATTACGAGCGCCACGAAGAACTCGGTCACGATGCAGAAAATGGTCGGACTGAATGAGTCTGATCGCCAGAATGCGCTGCGCTGGGCCTTGGATTACTTGAGCAACGGATTTGTGCCGTCACAATCGCGGTCGCTTGGTCGATTTTAACATACGAAAAAATGGCAATACTCGATCAATTCGGCAGGCAGGTAAGTTATAAAGCGGCAAGGGCAGCGCAGGAAACTCGTTATCGTCCATGGGAGCCGACCGAGAAAAAGGACATCAGCGATCTGGTTCCATCGGTTGATCGCGTCACCCTGCAATCGCATGCTCGGAGGATTTATCTGAATTTCGGCCCGATCAAGAATGCGATCAACCAGCGCGGAATGTATGCGGTCGGTCGAGCATTCGTCCCGATCTACAAAGGCCTGGATGATGTGTTCGGTGCCGCAGCGACCAATTTCCTTACTGATGTGTTTTACCGGATCGGGGATTCCCGAGGTGGAATGCACGACCTCAAGACCAACCTATTTGGGTGGTCGACCTCGATCGACATCGATGGTGAAATTTTCATCCTGCTTACAGAAACCGCGACCGGATTCCCGCAATACCAAGGCATTCCGAGTCATCGCATTGCAACCCCGAAAGGATTCAGCGATGGAAAACAATACCGAGGCGGGACGCTTCAAGACGGCATCATCTACTTTGCAAGTGGTGAAGCAAAGGAATACGCATTCTGTGACAAATCAGGCGCACTCGACCAATGGCTGCCAGCGCAAAATGTCATCCACCTGTTCGATCCCGAGTGGCAATATCAGAGTCGCGGACTGACTGCATTGACGCATTGCATCAATGACTGTCGTGACATGATCCAATCGACCGAGTGGGAAAGGTTGGCAATGCTTCAGATGTCCTCGATCTCGCTGGTCGAATACAACGACACCGGTGGCCCAGACCATGATGACCCATACAATGCGCTGATCGGCAGCACCGAATCGACCAAGGGAATGACGGTTGAGAGTCTGGATGGTGGCACCGTTCGGTATTTCCGCAGCAACTCGGGTGGCAAGATTGAGACTCTGGTTAACAATCGCCCGGGCAATCCATTTCTGGATTTCCACAACCGCCTGCTCAAGTCGGCCTTTGCCGGTCTGAATTGGCCAATGGCATTTTACGATGGTCACGCATCTGGTGGTGGAACCGCTCAACGCACCGAGATCGCTATGGCGCAACGCTCGATCGAGGATCGTCAGGATTTGCTGTTTTATGCTGCTCGCCGGATCATCGGATACGCGATCAGCAAGATGCAGAAACGAGGCGATCTTCCACCTGCCGTGGATTGGTATAACTGGGACTTTTCAACCCCGCCGAAACTCACGATCGATGATGGTCGCATTACCAAGGAACTGGAAGCACTCTGGAAGATGGGCGCGGCAAACCTGCGGGACATCGTGTCGATGCGCGGCAAGACCCTTGAATCGCATTATCAAGAACGAGCGCAGGAAGTTGCGCTGCGGAAACTCGCGGCCCGAGACGCATCTGACCTGTACGGTGTAGATATTGACGACCGTGAAATGTCCATGCTTACCGCGAATGAGATGGCACCGAGCAACGGAAACTCAAGCAGGTCATCGAATGATGTGGATGAAGATGAAGATTTAGACAATGGCAGTCGATCTCAAACCAACTGAAGCGATGGCATCCGAGGCATCGCTCGGACTGCGGTGGCGGGCAAATGCAAAAGCCAGACAACTTGACAACGAACGAAATAACGACATGGAAATTCACATTGAAAACCGAGCCGGTAAGGTAAAACTCAACTCCGGCGTTTACAAGGAGAGTGCCGACAAGCTCATCGATGACCTAGACAAACTCTATGGGCCTGCTGCGGTGGTCGCCCAGATGTGCATCGGTGAAGTAGTATGCTCTGCCGACGATGCTTTGGAGTCTGTCGAGGTTGAGATCAATTCGCCCGGCGGGTCAGTTTTTGAAGGTCAGCGGATTTTCAATGCGCTGCGCTCGATGTCGGCCCGAGGTGTCGAAGTCACCGCGACCGTCAATGGTCTGGCAGCATCGATGGGCAGCGTGATCCTAATGGCAGGCGACAAGCGCAGGATGACTGCCGGAAGCCGCATCATGATCCATGAGGCATCGACCATCGCAGTCGGTGATTCCAGATCCCTACGCAAACAATCGGATTTGCTGGAAGGTATCAGCGCAGAGATTGCCGGCATCTATGCCGAGCGAACCGGCGGGGATGAAAAAGAAATCCGCAAGATGATGTATGCCGAGACTTGGATGACTGCTGAAGAGGCGAAGGCAAATGGATTTGTCGATGTCATCCTCAAGGACGGCAAGGAAAAGGAAGAAGAAGAATTTGACAACACAACTAATGGCATGACTGGAATCCTCGCAAAATTGTTCCCTGGCAACGACGAAGCTGCAAAAATCGAAGCAGCAATCCTCGAAAATGACACCCTCCGGGCTGAACTCGAAAAAGCCACCCAGAAGGTCGATGAATTGACCGGTCTGGTTGAGGTGAACGCACAACTTCAAAGCGATCTGGCTGCGGCACAATCTGCTGTTGCTGAATTTGAAACGAAGGCGATCGCTGACTCCGAAACCATCAAGGAATTGGAAGAAGCCACCGAGGTTTCCGAAGAGAAGGTTTCTGCCAAGGCATCCGAGCTACTTGCTGCCACCGGCCACCCTGCTCCACTCGCTCTTGCTGCTGATAACAACGAGGCACCCCCGAGCCACCTTGCTATCATGGCAAAACTCTCACCTGCTGACGCTGCCGAATATTTCGCCGCTCACAAGGCCGAGATTCTCGCAGACAATAACCGCTACAAAATCTAATCTACAACAACTGAATTACCATGGCTACCATTGCCCTCAACGATAAAATCTTCTCCCAAGTCGCCATGCAGGCGTTTGTGGCGAAGCTCACCCCGCTCAACGCATTCACCAAAGACTTCTCTGACGAGGCTCGTCGCAAAGGTGATGCTGTTATTGTTCCGCTCATCAGCGGAATCACTGCAACGACCTTCAACAACAGCTACGAAACTGGCGGCGGCGCGATCACATTCGCCACCGTGTCGATGGACAAACACCGCATCGCCTCGATCGACCTTACCGATGTGCAAGTTGCCAACAGCAGTGCTGCTGTGATGGACAACCTCGCCATCCAAGCCGGCGAAGCCCTCGCTCGTATCGTCCTCACCGACATCTGGAGCGCAATCACGGTTGCCAACTTTGGTGCCGCTGTTCTCACGACCGCTGGTGCAAACTACACGATCGCTCAAATCGGCGCACTCCGCAAAGCACTTGTGCAGCGCAATGTCCCGACCGATCGCCTGTCGTTCATCTCGGACAGCGAAGTCTACACCGGTCTGCTCACCTCGTCTGGTGTTGCTCAAGCCCTCAACTACGGTGGTGCTGAAGCAGTCCGCGATGGTCAGATCCCGAAACTTCTCGGCATGTCGATGTATGAGTCGAACCTGCTCCCAGCAAATGGTCTGACCAAGCTCGGTGGTTTCGCTGTTCATCCAGACTCGATCGCCATCGCGATGCGCTATCTTGAGCCACAAGCCCCAGGCGAATACCTCGCTGCCGAGCAAGTGTCTGCAAGCAACGGCATCACGATGGGTTATCGTCGCCACTTCAATGCTGCGACTGGTAAGCATTTCGCCAACTTTGAGTGCTTGTTCGGATTCACCCCAGCCTTGACCCTTGGTCTTGCTCTGGTCACGATCCCTGCTTAATTCCCAACCTAGCACCGGCCTGCAATAGTGGGCCGGTGCTTTTTTTCTATAAATATGAAATTATCTCTGTGCGTTATTGTCGGGAATGTTGAAACATACATTGGTCGGTTTTTGGATCACTTCCAGCATGTAGCCGATGAAATTGTGGTGATTCGGGCGATTGGAAATCAGGTGCCGGACAAGACATTGGAGATCGCAAAAAGCCGAGGGTGCATTTGCGATGAATATTTGAACGAGCATGATTGGCCCCATGTGGACAATTTCGGTGCCGCTCGGAACAAGTCGCTCGATCTGGCGACTGGTGATTTCCTCATGTGGGCCGACACCGATGATGTGATCTCGCAGGATGCCTGTCAGCAGATCCGTGACATGATCCCAAAGTTGGGTGCCGACATTCAAGGTGTGCTGATCCCTTATCAAGTGCCGGACGATGGCATCACATTGCACCGTGAGCGAGTCTGGCGCAAAGGCGCGGCCCGGTGGAAAAACCGCATCCATGAATCTCTGAAATTTCCAGATGGTGCCAAGATGGCGAAATTCGATCAGGTGTCGATCCTGCATATGCCGATAGGAAAACGGAAATCATCGAGCGATGAGCGCAACCTGCGGATTCTCAAGTCGATCCCAGATGATGAGCAGACAAGCGCCATGCTTTTTTACCGCATGCAATCAGAACGCGCATTGGGTATGACAGATGAGGCGACTGAAACGGCACAGCAGTTGGCAATGGCATCGGATGCCGGGCAACCAGAACGCTATGAGGCGTTTCTGGTCATGGGGCAGATGGTGCCGGACGCATCAACCCGGGCGCAACTTTACTTGCAGGCGATTGCGGTCAGTCCAAATCGCCGAGAGGCATACGCAGAACTGGCGATGGAGGCGCTCAAATCGAATAACTTTCAGGGTGCCTTGGATTGGTCAGAAACGATGATGTCGCTGTCACAACCACCTGCATGGTGGTGGAATAGCCGCAAGAAGTTTTACGGATGGCAGGGAATTCAAGTGCGCGGCATGGCACTCCGAGCGAACAATCGTTATGAGGAGGCAGATGCAATTGAAGAAAACCACTTCATCCGAAGCGGGGCGAAAATTAGCCTGCTGCATGCAACCCGAGGCAGACCGGCCAAGGCATACTCGGCTCGGGCGAAATGGTTGGATCGGGCAGCAGATCCAGATTCAATCGAACACATTTACGCATTGGACGCAGAGGACGAGATGATCGGCCCATTTCTAACCTGTCGCCATGTCATCAGCGATGGCGCAGGCCCAGTCGCGGCATGGAACGCAGCGGCGAGAAAATCCAAAGGTGAGATTCTGATCCAGCTCTCGGATGACTGGGAGCCACCGATGCACTGGGACAAACTGATCCTCGATAAATTCAACGGCACCCAAGACCCTGCGGTGTTGGCGATTTCGGACGGATCAAGAAATGATGATTTGCTCTGCATGGCGATCCTTAATCGTGCAAGATACAAGCAGCAGGGATACATGTTCCACCCAGAATTTTTCTCGGTCTATTCCGACAATTGGTTCACCAATCAAGCATATGATGACGGTATCGTGATCGATGGCAAGGATATCACATTTACTCACATGCACCCGGCATTCGGACTTGGTGAGATGGATGAGACATACGCCAGATCGAATGCGAAACAAAATTACGAGTCCGGCAAAGAAACCTTGCATCGTCTGCAATCCAAACAAAACCAATGAAACTCTCAATCTTAACACCAACCATTCCGGGCCGAGAGGCGAAGTTGCAATTGTTGCAGGACAAAATCCAACTTCAATCAGCGGCATACCCAGGGCAAGTCGAGCATCTGGTGCTGTGTGATAATCGCACCCGAAGCATTGGGGCAAAGCGACAGGCATTGCTGGATATTTCCCGAGGCGAATATTTCGCATTTGTGGACGATGACGACGACATCACGGCAGATTACATTTCCAGCATCCTAAAGGCATCGATCTCCGGCGCTGATGTCATCACATTTTTGCAGGCAGCAACCTACAATGACCAGATCAGCACGGTCGAGTTTCGGCTGCGGCAGGGCGACCACGCATTTCTCAATGGTGGCGTGACAAAGCGGGACGCATGGCATGTCTGTGCGTGGCGCAGGTCGAGGGTCATCGGGTGCGAATTTGGCGAAACGAATTATGGGGAGGATCTGATCTGGTGTATGCAGGCGCGAAAGCGAGCAGAAACAACAATCCACATTCCGAAGGTGCTGCATGTTTACCAGCACTCAGCCGAGACGACTGCGGCACCCGAGCCGACTTGACATTCCCGCCCATATTATGAGCATCATCGATGATTTCCTGCTCGGTGGGAATGCCGAGACTGACGCTGCCATTGGAACGCGCCAGATGGTCTGTGCCGGGCAGACATTCGATGTTGTGTGGAATGATGCCAGAAAGTCATTTGAAGGCGCTCTGGGTGGCCTTGAGAGTAATCTACAGGCAACTGCGGTGGCCCAACCCAGCGCCGTGACCAACCCAGTCGGAATGCTCCAGAAACGCTGCACAATCAATGGCGATGCGTTCCGGGTAGCCGAGGTCGCGGTCGGGAATGTCGCCGTGACCTTCACTCTGGCGAGTGTAAATGATCCAAAATAAATCTTTACAGGTCGGTTTTTTGGGCCTAGATTTTGCCCATAGACATGACCGACCAATTCCAACTCCTGCGCGACTACTGCGGACAACCCTGTGAGGGTTGGCTCATGTCCGAGAAGCTGGATGGTTGGCGCATCATGTGGGATGGTCAGAATTTCATCACTCGGCAGGGCAATGTCCTTTCCGCTCCTTCATGGTTTACTGCTGGTCTGCCAGATCATGCTTTGGATGGTGAGTTGTTCGCAGGTCGCCGCAACTTTAACGCGATTCAAGGCATGATCGCAAATGACTGGGTTGGATTGACCTTCCAGATTTTCGATGCACCGATGATGGATGCTCCATTTCGCAAACGGTATGCGTTCATCAAGTCATTGACTCTCCCAGATCACTGCGGAACAGTTAAGCAGATTCGGTGTAACGGCACCGTGCATGCTGTTGAAGTTGCCGATCAAATTGTCGATCAGGGTGGTGAGGGTGTTGTTGTTCGCAACCCTCGCGCAAAATACGAAATCGGACGCACATGGAATGTGCTGCGTTGGGTGCCACAATCACCTGACAAAAACCGCATCTGATTTTGACTTTCTGCGCCATGTGTGCAGGTAAAGTTTGAGATTGATCGCGCATCTCGAAAAAAGATGGAGGAAACCATTAAGAAATTTTCTGAGGTTTCTGGTAAATCAATGGAAGATGGCATAAATGATATTGCAAGATCTGCAGCAAGAAGGTTGGCGTTTACTGTGCAACCCTACGGATTAGATGCAAGTAAGGGCAAAAAATTTGAACAAAGCATCGGGCATCAAGTGGATCGTGCATGGTTTGGAACTAATCTTGGAGCATATCCGCGCACCAATGACATGCGTGAGGCTCACAATAACGCCAGACGCAATGGTGTTGTTCCAAAAAGGCTTTTCCGTAAAGAGAAAGGGAAACCTTGGTTGGATTTGATCGATAAATCAGATCGAGATCGTTACAAGGAATCACAGATGGCAAAGGCCGGACGAGCAAAAGGTGCTTGGATCGAATGCGGAAACAATCTTCAAGGCCCGAAAATTTCTGGTGTTGCACAATGGATTAATCGCCACAATGACAAGGGTTATGGTGTAAACGATTTTTCTGGGAAGGGTTTGAAATACAAGGTTGAGATGACCAACAGGACACCCTACATGACGAGCAAAATGCAAAGCAATAAATCAGTTGCTGATTCTATGGCTTATGGCTTAAAAAATGGATTCAAAAGACTGCAAAAAATCATTGATAAAAACATCGAAAAGGCAAACGCATGACAACCTCACAACGACTTAAACTCGCGGTCATCACCGCATTGCAAAACAATAGGCCGGATGAATCGATCTCGGTGGTCGATGCCAAGATCCGGGCATCGATAGACCTGCCGGTGCTGGCAGTCGATGTGACCGCAGCAGACCCTCACAGCGAGGCCTTGCAGCATGTTGAGAGGGTCAGTATTGCCATCACCCTGCGATTCCATGCCGGCGATGAGGAACCAGACACCGTGGATGCTTGGATTGACCAGATCGAATCGACCTTGGTGGATACGAGTTACATGAAATCGATTGGAATTGAGACGCTCAAAACCTACTCATGGGTTTACCAAGGGTCGACACAGGACTGGGATGAGAGCATCCTTGAGGTGACCTTTTCAGCCGAGGCACTTTGCAGTCGGTTCGATGTTGAGCCGCAGCATGATTTGCTGACAATTTGACAATTTGCCCATGATGAACACCAAACATCATGGCAGCCACAGTCTACAAGTCAAGCGCAGCGGCAGATCTCGAATACGGAATCGTAAACGAGACTGATATCATTCTCACCTCGTTCTCTCGCAATGTGCAATCGGTCAAGACCGAGGTGCGCGATGCCGAAAACGATGTTGTTGCGGTCGCGTATAGCGGCATGACCGCAGCGATCAGCCTTGAGGGCTACATCAATGGTTCGGCCACCTACGATGTGGCTGCGACCTTGGCGCTTGCCAATGAAACTGATGCTTACGGACTCTCTGGTGGCACGATCATCGTTGATTCGGTCAACGAATCGATTGCCCAAGGCGACTTCAAGAAAATTTCTGTCAGTGCGACCCAATACGCATCGACCATGACCGCTTAATTGCTGATCGCCGCTGACTGCCCGGTGAAAATAGGCAGTCAATAAACATGAACGGACAAAAACTATTTCACACGACCAACCTAAAGGCGGCGACTGCTTTGCTGACCATGGGTTTTAAGAAGGTTGCGCTGACCCGGATGATTCGCCGGGACGGCAAGGAGTCGATCGTTTACTGGTTCGACGCTTCCAATGAGGATGGGTTGCAGGCAAATGTCGTTTATGAAGGCATGACGACTGGTGGGGAAAAGCTAATGAAGAAAGACCCTGGGTCGGTCATCAATTACATGCGCTGCTTTGCCGCGAACCGGGACGAATTGATTGCCGACATTAAGGCGACACCCCGGATGGCGATCATCGAGAAGGATGGTCGCCGGATTGCAATTTCCGAGAATGCGAGTGATGAGACAAAGCGCACGATCGCATCGATGATCTAACCACAAAAACAATATGCTAGAAATAATGACAGACGACGAAGCATTGCGCGAGCAAGGCATGACTGATGGGCCGAAAAAGATCGGCAAATTTAAACTGCGCCCTATGACGGCATTGAGCCTGTCTTGGTTGCAGCGAAACAATGTGTTCTCTGATGACACCGGTGATTCGATGCAGAAAACCGCTGCATTCGTTTTCCTGCACACCGAGCCGAAGGAATCAATCCGATCGGTGGTCAACAATAAATCAGATTTCGCAAATGCTGTTGATGACTGGATCGATTCAAACATCAGGCACCATGCTGATCTGGAACCATACACGACCGAGATGAGCAAATGCATGGAAGTCTACCTTGCATCAGTTACGCATGCGGTAAACCCCAGCCCGGATTCGCCACAGTCAAAAAACTAGCAATCCCCAACTGGATTGCGTCCTATGTTTGGCGCATCGCATCCATTACCGGTTGGGGATTCTATGAGATTACCGAGGAGCTACCCATGTCGGTAGGCATGCAGATCATCGATGCTGAGCTATACAGCACCGGCATTCCTCGGGCATATAGGCATCGTGTCAACTCGTTTGACTCGCAACGCTTAATTGACGAAACATTTTCCAAGGTCTTCTCATGAGCAATAACATTAAAGTCGGATTTTCGGCAACTGATGCAGGATATACCAGCACGGTTAAAAAGATTAACGATTCAACCAAGACGATCGACGACAATGTTAAGAAGGTATCTGGCAGCGTAACCAGTTCGTTTGCCTCAATGATCAAGGCCGGCGCTGGGTTGGCAGTTGGATTTGGTGCGATTAAAGCCGCAGGTGCATTGGTCAGGGAGGTTTTTGAGGGATTTAGTGAAGCGCTCGACCTCGGTGGACAGCTCAAGGATTTATCGGATCGGACTGGTGAGAGCGCAGGCAATTTAATGCTGCTTCAACGAGCATTTCAGAATGCTGGGAGCAGCGCCGAAGCAGTCGGCCCAGCAATCAATAAGTTGCAGAAATTCATGATCGATGCCGCAAATGGCAGCGAAAAGAACAATGAGGCGCTTTCAAGGCTCGGTCTGACATTTAATGATTTAAAAGGCAAGGCCCCGATAGAGCAGATGCAAATCCTTGCAGAACGGATTCAAGGAATCCCAGACCCTGCTGAGCGATCCGCTGCGGCGATGAGCATATTCGGGAAAGCCGGTGGTCAACTGCTGCCGGTTCTGATGAATCTGTCTGGTGAATTAGAAACCGCGAAAGGTCAACTCGGCTCGATGCCGGACATCATGACGAGGTTCAACAAGGTTTTCGATGATGTCAGCGATAACATCACGATCATCAAGGGCAAATTCATGGAGTTTGCCGCCGGGTTGATTTCTAAAGTTGCCCCAGCATTAGAGTTTATCACGACCATAATGACTCGATTTGATGCTGCCGCTTTTGGTGAGAGAGTCGGGCAGGCGTTGATAGGCGCAGGTCAAGGAATGCAGGCATTCAAGTCAGCGATGGATGCCTTGGCACTCGGTGAGTTTAAACTGGCAATGGAAATTGCATTTAATGCGATGAAATTGACCGCAGCCGAGTCATTCAATTCAATTTTGAATTACGCAAAAGCGACATTTGTTGCTATTGGTGAATTTTTAAAGGCAGTTCTTGGCCCAGATTCGGGTGCTTTTACATTTTTAAGCCATGCATTCGATGCGCTTGGTTTGAGAATAACAAAGTCATTCACCGAATCGTTTGCAGAAATCGTCAGCATCATTCCTGGTGTTGGTGAAAAAATGGCAGCAGCACTTGGTGAAAAAATAAATATTCTAAATGCTGATATTGAAACGAAATCGGGGCAGATGAAAAATGCCTTGGGTCAAATCCCTACCGACTTGGTTTGGGGGTTTGAGGATGCAGGAGAAAAATTCAAAGAAACATTAAAAACATCTGAAGATTTCATAAACACTCAAGAAATCATTAAAGGAAATCAAAAACTTCTCGCGGAATTGCAGGAAAAAATTGCTGCCGATAAATCCAAAGAAGCAAAAGAAACTGATAATGTTGTTAAAAAGCAACATGAAGGTGCAACAATTCAAGAAAAGATCGCAGCAATCAACGAAAGCATTGTTGAGATTGAAACCGCAATTGTTCAGGCAAAGCAAGAGGGCAACAAGCAACGCGAAGTCGAACTTGGAAAGCAAAAAGCATATTTTGAGGAATTAAAACGATCACTTGAATTGGGGTTGTCGGAATCTGAAGCGATAAAAAACGCGACCAAAGCAAGGGAGGGTTATGTAAAAGACATCGCGTCCTCTGAACGAAAGGTTACAGCAGAGTTACAAAAGCAACTCTCGTTGTCTCAACAAATGCAACAGGATCTCGATAAGCGTGTAGCTGAAGAGCAGGTAGATCCGGGCGGGAGAACCAAGTCGAAATTCGATCAAGCAATGGAGGCTGGGAATTTCTCAAAAGCGCAACGAGAAACCAACAAGATGTTTGACCAAGAAAACAAAGCAGCAGCAAAAAACCTATTTGGTGACTTAAAAAGGCTGCAGAAACTTGATAAGGAAATAGACTCTGGAAGGGATTTTAAAGACGCGCGAAGAGATGCAGAAAAAGAACAGAAAAGGGCGATGAAAATGTCGCCAGTTGACATGGCAAAAGAATTAGGCCTTGAGACATCTGGTAAAAAAAGATGGAAATTGTTCGATGAAATTAAAGAGGAACTTGAAAAACGCAAAGAAAAAGACAAGCCCGGCAAAGAGGGCGAAAGGGAACCGGCAAAACAAGCAGAGAAGCAAGACCCTAATACTGGTGTGCTTCAATCAATATTAACACAGGTCACGGGAATTGGTCAGAAACTACCAGTAACCGCACTCGGATACTAACATGCCAAACATCATTTATCAAAAAACACCCGGTCAACTAATTGCACAGGGCGATCGAACTGTTTCAACTTTCCCGAGTGGATTGATCCGAGTTGATCAATCGTTTATTTGCCTTACTACAGATGCAGCATCACAACGAGCATTGTTGCCAGTTGAATCAAATTTCCCGGGTGGCAATGAACCTTCGCTTGATGGAATTTTTGTTTATCCAGATATTCAAGAGAAAAGGCAAGCTGATGGATTTACTGAATTGATTATTTCTGGATATGGTAGAACGCAGGAAACTTTGCAGAACCAACAGAAAAGAGTCAACAATATTAGAACTGAGGCGAGTATTCCATTTGCTCTTCCGGGAACAGGTGACCCACAGGAAATTTTTGTTTCCAACAATGTGGTTTCTGGGTTTATCGTAATCGAAAAAAATAATGGATTGGATGTGGCTGATCTTGGTTTTGCCCCTGATTATTTTGACCGTTACAACATTATTTCAATAAATCCTAATATTCAAACAAGAATACTTTCAGTCAACACGACGCAATCTGGATTTTATGTTGATTGGAATGGGGACTTAAAAAACCAATTACGCACAACAATAAGTATGCAATTTAGCGACACTAATGGGCAGTTTGTAGATGATGATATTTATGAGTACATATATTACACCCCGAAAATATCCGTAATCAATCGCAATAACTGCGGAAAGTTTGTGGAACTCGAAATTGAGGTGCAATGATAAACCTACCAATAAAATTTCACGACAAAGCAACACAACCACCATCTGCAAATGGGACTGGTTATCCTCACAGGATATCTGCTAATGATTTAGATAAAAATTTTACTTACGCAGCACTTGATGCAGGTGTAGGATGGATTGAGTCAGCAAGTGTTGGAAACCATCAAGGACGAAAATTGAAGCTGCCAAATATACCATCTGGCGACGATTTATATTTATTATCCGCAACGGGCAAGGGCATTGGGTGGTTACAATACGAAGAAAAAGAAATCAGCATTTGCGAGGACAACTACCCGGTGACCGGAACCATTCTTTTTAAACCTTCCGAATAATATGGCGGCGATTCTGAGAACCAAATGTGATCTTCAATGGGCAACACCTGCTGGTGCAACTCGAACATTGCCGATAAATTGTGCAAACAAAAGTTCCGACACTTGGCCTTGGAGTTATTTTTTTACGAAAACAATCGGGACGGATAATCCAGTTAATACAAGTGGCACCGTTCAAGCAAACGCAAGTTTTGATATTGAGGCAGAATCGGATCGAGGGCAATCTGTTTTGCGCGGGTTTTTTGCCTATGTTGCGACAGACCCGATCACAGCTTCAGTTAGTCTTTCTGCTTCGGCAACCCCCCCTTGGAATTTCGATGGTGAAAATTTTGTGGCGCGAGAAAATATTGTACTCCAAGCCAGACTTTATTCAGCGACTTCCGAATTGTTTGAAACATACATTAACTCAACGAGTCATAGTGCCAATCAAAATATCACACTCCCCGCGACCGTTTGCCCCAAGGTGCTTTGGCTAAATGTGCAAATTCAGCCAACAGGAGACGCTCCTGATGACGACCCACCTATTTATCTGCCGGCAACTACCGCAAACATCACATTTTCTGCGGCATAATTTTGACAACTCAACCCCATTAGACGCTCATGAACATCACCAACACTCGCGCCACGGTCGGACTTCAGACAAAAGCCACCCCAGAATCAACAAATATCCTCGGAACCGTGCAGATCGGATCGAATCCGGAGACGCTGACATTTAACGATGCCGATGTCGCTTATTCGCTGCAAGGATTTTTCGCTGGGGCATCTGATGTCCTTTCGCTAAACCCATCGACCGGTTCCACCACCGGCTCGACCACATGGGTTGCTGGCGCTGCTCAAATCGAAACCGCTACCGCTGCTGGCACCGTTACCGGCTCAGGTAATGCGTCTGTGACCGTGACCGCTGCTGGAATGACTGGATCACCCAAAACGATCTCGGTTGCTGTTGTTAATGGTGATGTTGCCTCGGTCTGGGCAGGCAAGGTTCGCACGGCACTCGCTGCCGATACCGCAGTTTCTGCTTTGTTCGATGTCACTGGAACCACGA